ATATATAGTAAGGGGCTTTAATAGGAAAGACCCTGAGCAGTAACGGTTTGGCCTCTTGCGAGGCCCCCTAGGCCGAGCACTGACTTACCCCTCAGTTCGCTGTAGCTCCTTCGGGCGTTAAGCCCGATCTGCCCAGTACTTTTAGTGGGGATAGGTCTATCTACTAGTAGATGAAACCTTCCTCGCCTAGTATAAGGAATCTCTGATTCCGCCCGAGGCCTTGCGCCTCGTGAAGATACGATCCGATTCCGGCCCATTTTAGAAGTGTGACATCTCGTAACCGAGGTATGTAGGCTCAACTAGGAGAGCACCTACACGGCGCTGTCAGTCGCTCGGTCAGGACTGGTTCCTACTGACACTATTAAAGGAGTACGATGGCTGATAACTCAGCAGATATCGCCAAGCGTATTATCCTTGGCTGTGTAGCAGAGGGTATGACCATCGAGCAGGCTTGTGCCTCGGCTGGTAAATCCATTAAGACCTACGAGTACTACCGTCGTACCGATAAGATTTTTACAGACAAGGTTGACCGAACCCGCCTAGGGCTGAAGGACAAGAGCTTTGCAGCATCCGATGTCCACGACTTAACCTTTGCAGAGTTCCGCCAGAAGTACCTACACTCCCGCACCTTTCCACATCAGCAGAACTTGATTGATGTAATAGAAGGCCGCGAACCTGGCTGGCTCCATCCTTCAATGAAGTACGAAAAGGGTCTGGCTAACAACCGTATCCTTTTGAACATACCGCCAAACCACGCCAAGTCTATGACCGTGACGATTGATTACGTCACTTGGCAGGTTTGTCAGAACCCTAACTTTAGAGTACTCATCGTATCTCAGACTCAGCAGTTAGCTGCAGACTTTCTCTACGCCATCAAGCAACGCCTGACTCATCCAAATTATGAAGCACTCCAACAGGCTTACGCTGCTGGCGTAGGGTTTAACTCTAAGTCAGCCTCCTGGCAAGCAACCCGTGTCACCTTTGGTGATGAGCTACGTGAGTCATCTGAAAAGGACCCGAACATCGAAGCCGTCGGTATCGGTGGTCAGATCTACGGTAAGCGTGCTGATATGATTATCGTAGACGACGCGGTGACATTAAAGAACGCTAACGAGTTTGAGAAGCAGATTCGTTGGTTGACCCAGGACGTGCGCTCTCGTTTGAACCCTACTGGTAAATTGATTATCGTAGGTACCCGCGTTACCGCAGTTGACCTATACCGTGAGCTTCGTAACGAAGACCGCTACCCAGGTGGATTGGTCCCTTGGACCTACCTTGCGATGCCAGCCCTTCTATCTACAGACAATGACCCTGATAAGTGGGAGACTCTCTGGCCTGCAAGTGATGCTCCATTTGATGGACAGACAGAATCAGATTTGAACGAAGACGGCCTATACCCTAGATGGAATGGTCGCAACCTTTACAACGAACGCCAAGCTATGGATGCAAGTACCTGGGCTTTGGTCTATCAGCAACAAGATATCTCAGATGATGCCATCTTTGATCCGGTATGTGTGCGAGGTTCTATAGATGGTATGCGTAAAGCAGGTCGCTTGGTTCCTGGTAACCCAGGCCATCCACGCGATGTTAACGGCTTTTCTTTTATTTGTGGTCTTGATCCCGCTATGGTTGGTGATACAGCCGTCGTTTGCTACGCTGTTGATAGGGCTACACATAAACGCTATATCGTTGATGCTATTAAGATTACTAGGCCAACGCCTGCTGCAATACGCCAGTTAATCTTTGACTGGACTTCCCTCTACCAGCCCAGTGAGTGGATAGTAGAGAAGAACGCTTTTCAATCTTTCTTAACACAAGACGAAGGCATCCGCCAAAATCTTGCAAGCCGTGGCGTTCTATTACGCGAACACCATACTGGAACTAACAAGTGGGACTCCGGTTTCGGTGTAGCTTCTATGTCAACTTTGTTTGGCACCAAGCAACACGATGGCAAACACCACCGCGACAATCTTATTCACTTACCTAGTGACCAAACTGAAAATGTCAAAGCTCTTATTGAGCAATTGATTACGTGGTCACCAACTACTAAAGGCAAAACCGATATGGTGATGGCCTTGTGGTTCTGTGAGATCCGAGCACGCGAGATGCTCAACCAAGGACTGCACAAGACCCACCACTTAAAAAACCCATTCCTTTCTCGTTACGAGAAGGGCAAGCGAACAGTTATCAACATAGATGAATTGCTCGCCGAGAAAGATCGTACATTCATCTAATAAGGAGATAATAATGCCAGCACCATTAGTTGGACTAGCAATTGGAGCAGCAGCACGTGCTGTAGCAACCAAAGCTGGAACAAAAGCAGGTAAGCAAGTTATTAAAGCTATTAAGGGCAAGAAAGCTGGCGAAGCTTACGAAGCTACAGCAAAAAAGAAAGCTGTTAACAAGGCATCAGATGCAGCAGCAATTAAGAAAGCAAAGAGCGCAAAGCCAGCTGCTGCACCTAAATCAAATGTAACAGTCAAAAAGGCTAATCCATACACAGCAGATAATCTTAACAAGATTAGAACTGTTGAAGGAACTCGTCGAGCAGTTAAGTCTGCCAAGACAGCAGAAGAAATTCGCAAGGCAAAAGCCGCCCAGAGATTATTGGAAATCAAGAAGGGAAAGAAGTAATGGCAGCGCTACCAAAACGACCAAAAGGTGTTATGTCTAAAGGTATGGGTGCAAGTAACTTTGTTCCTGGTCCTTACAGCAAAACAGGAAAAGACAAGTTCCAAGATGTAGTAATGGCAGCTATGGACACAGCTGAAACTCAAAAGGATCGCGCTAACATTAAAAGCGTTATTTATTCAGCAGGTCGTAAGTACAAGGTTGACGCAGCCGTAGTTCAGAAGGCAGCTAAAGCAGCAGAAAAAATGTACGCCAAGCCAGCAGTTAAAAAGACAACTACAAAAGCTGTAGCAAAGAAAGCTGTTAAGCCAATCATTAAGAAGGCAGGAAAGAAGTAATGCCAAAAATTGGAACTGGTACAAACAAAGTTGGTATTGATCCAAAGGCTTACGCTGCAAGAATTACCAGAGCTAAAAAAATTGTAGCAAGTATGGACCCTGCAACAAAAGCAAAAATTAAAGATATGTATCCAAAGATTACAAAAGAAGAAGTTGCTAAGCAGGCATTAAATACTAAGAAGGTGGATATGAAAAAGAATACAGCACCTAAAAAGCCTACAGTTTCTCGCGCACCATCAAAGAGTGTCAAAGTTCCAATGCCTAAAATCCAAGGCGCTAAGCCTGGTGCAAAGAAGTTAATGCCTAAAGATGTAAATGCGGCACCTGGTGCTAAAAAACTTATGTCTAAGACACTTACAGGCCCAGATGCAATCAAAGAAATCCAACGTCGTACCTCACCTGCCGGTGTTAAAAAGGCAGAGATGGATGCAAAGAAAGCAACCAACAAGAAGTATCCAGGATTATACAAGAAGTCTAAGTAAGGACCCCACATTGTTATCAGTCAAAGAAGTTGACGCTAAGCTCGCACGCTTACGTACTCGCTCATCAGCGCGAGATCAACGTATGCGTGATGTGCTTTCGGTGCGTCAGGGAGATATCTCTAAGGTATACCCTGCAATGTTTTCAGAGGAATATCCAAAGCCTCTGGTTGCAAACTTCATTGACGTAGCAGCACGTGACTTGGCAGAGGCAATGGCACCACTGCCATCCTTTAACTGTTCAGCAACCAATATGGTTTCAGATGCAGCACGCAAGGGTGCAGATACTAGAACTCGTATCGCAAACTTCTATGTAACAAACTCTGACCTGCAACTGCAGATGTACACAGCAGCAGACTGGTATAATACCTACGGTCTTGGTATCGGTATGGTTGAGATGGATTTCGATGACAACAATCCTCGTATCCGTATGCTCAACCCATTTGGTACCTATCCAGAGTTAGATCGTTATGGCCGTATGTTATCTGTTACACAGGTTATCGTTACCGATGCAGAGACACTAGCTGCACAATACCCAGAGTATTACGATTTAATCCTAGGTAAGAACCAGTACGCTCTTTCTTCTCCTTATATCTCAATGGTCAAGTACCACGACAAGGACCAAGATCTGCTCTATCTACCAGAGCGTAAGAATCTTGTTCTAGCACGTACGCCTAACATCCTAGGTAAGCCAATGGGTTCTGTCGTAATGCGTTCATCTCTTGATGGTGAAGCACGTGGACAGTTTGATGATGTTCTATCTGTACAGTTAGCTCGTGCTCGTTTTGCAATCTTGCAGATCCAAGCAGCAGAAAAGTCTATCCAAGCACCTATTGCTATCCCACAAGATGTGCAAGAACTTGCTCTTGGTCCAGATTCAATTATGCGTTCTGCTAACCCACAAGGTATTCGTCGCGTTCCACTAGAACTACCACCTGGAGTCTTCCAAGAATCAGGTGTACTAGAGCGTGAATTACGTCTTGGTTCTCGTTATCCAGAATCTCGTTCAGGTAACATCGACGCATCAGTAGTAACTGGTCGCGGTGTACAAGCACTACAGGCTGGCTTTGATACACAGATCAAGTCAGCACAAGCACAGTTTGCTCGTATGTTCCAAGAACTTGTCTCTATTTGCTTTGAAGCAGATGAGAAAGTATTTGGTGGTATTCCAAAGACCATCAAGGGAACAGATGACGGAACACCTTACATTCTAAAGTACACACCATCTCGTGACATTAAGGGTGAGTACGG